GTTACAGTGTTTAGCTCTTGTTCTACCGTTGGCTTTTCCTCCCACCCTAGTGGGGCGTGGCGGCTGATACTCGCGCCATCCATCAGGTCACCATTCAAGACGATGACATCTGGCTGGAGTTGCTTGGCTAACTCAACAAAGGCAAGGTGGGCAGTGGTTACGGTGTTGGCCTCATAGTGGGCGTCTGAACCAATCAAGAAGGTTTTGTCTTTATTAATAGTGAGCGTCTGACGGACGGCCTTTCTCGGCCCGTTGGTCTTGGATAGGTGCGCAGGGACGTTCAAAGTCCTGCCCAGCATCCCCTCCACCCGCTTGCGTTTAGCAAACACGTTTCTGACCGAGACATTGTACTTGGCCGCTATATTGGTAGCGCCCAACGCCTCAAACTCTACTGCGAATACCTCTGGATCAGTCGGTAGGATCGGTCTTGCCATGGCCCCCTCGCCTTGCGTATGAATTGCAGACATGGGCAAAAACCAATGTCTTTAGCTTCTCATCCGATTCTTTTTTTGGTTCAGAGTCCCAGACCTGTTTGGCTGCTGCGTCCATAGCCTTAACCATGTCTTGCGCTACAACCCTTGGGGATCTCATCTGCCACGCTCCCCCAAGCGTCTTTCATGTGCCATGATCTGCTGGCCCCAGTCTTCTATCATTTCTCGATAGTCGGCAGCGTAATACTTCACGGGATCTTTCTTGGTCGCCAGCATGTACTCCACTGCTTCCTTCCCGTACCAGTCTAACATCCAGATCGTGTACTGCGCTTCTGCGCTGCCATGCTTCATGCCAAAGCCGTTGCAGCCCTTACACTGGGCGTGCACATTTTGCTCCTCTAGCGCCCATCTACTCGATGAACCCTTTGGGATAAAGTGGCCGCCGTCACACTCCTTCCAGTGTACCAATACCCCGCAACTCACGCACTTGCAGTATCCATTGTCATCAGCCGCGCTGATTCTTGCAAGTTTTTGCAGTGTCTTCAATGCTTTAGCGCGAAGCGTTGCTGAAGTTTGTTTCTTAGCCATCAGACGATACGGCGCTGGTTGGCTTGCTTGGTTCGTTCAGCATCAAACGCCAGTTGCCCAAGCATGATTTTCTTCTTGAGTGTCTCAGCCTTCAGACTGGCTTGCTGGACTGTTCGGTAGTGGTTGGCCCACTCTCCGCTTGATCTGGTTTCTGTTTGCGCCTTAGCAGCGCTTGCCCCTGCATCCATGTGCGCCTTCTGGCTGCTAGCTTCAAAGCTCTTAAAATTGGTTTCTGCTTCAATTGCTTCCCTACTCGCCCCCTCCCACTCGGTTATACGTTGGCCCAACCTATCCAATATCTGGTCTAGTCTATCCATGACTCTCTCCCTCTTTCCTTTAGACATGCCGTGACATTTAGTAGGGTTTGGTGGCCCCTACCAATCTTAGTCTCTATTGCTAGTCCGTATTTTCACTCGACCACTTTCTAAACGCTGGCCCAGACGTTGCCCACCTCCCATACCCATATATCAACTGGGGGGGAGGGTTTTTGCCACCTTTAACGAGTGTTCAACTTGGCGTTCCTACTAAGACGCCCAGATTCAAGCAAATTGTCTTTTGGTCGTTCCTGCTCAACGGGTCAACCACCCGCACTCGTACGCTTTTCCGTACAAGCCTCTGCCACCGAAGTGGAGCAAATAAAAAGGGCCAGCCCCTCACAACAACAGGGGAGGGAGGAGGGAAGGAGGGACTGACCGCTAATCGTAAAAAACATCTGGTCGCAATTCTTCGCGTCGAACCGCTCCACCTGTCAACTTTTCCAACTTTATCACATGGACAGCCGGTACTTGGCTTTTCCATTTCTGAATATGTTGTCCGCTGACCCCACACTGTCGGGCGATCTCAGCCTTTGACCCAACAATTTCGACGACTCTTTTGAATGCTTCTGTTTCCATTCCGTCCACAGTACAGATACACCAGCAGTTTGCAAGAACAATAATACAAAAAAAGTTTGCATTAGTGCTTGCATGGATACACCGATAGTTTATTATGGCTTCAACAACAACGAGGGACGGACATGACCAGCAGCAAAACCATCGACCAAATCATTGCTGAAGTTGAAGCAAGCATCGAATCCGAGAAGAACTTGCTCAAGCAATTTAGCTTCAAAAAAGGGTCTTGGTTCACAGGCTATGAAGTGAAAGCAAACGGATCTTTTGAAGGCTTGGATTTCTGGATGGTGCGCTTCGAGAAAGTTGGAGCAGGTTGGGCAGCATTCCCAATTTGTGAGCGCCAAGCCACTGAGCCAAAGCGGTTTGAGACACTGCATCAAGCCAAAGTCAACATTTTGAAAAATGCAAAGGTCGCGTAAGCGGCCCAAGGGGGCGACCAATGACCGGATTTAGTTTCAAAAAGCCGAGCGGCAAAACCAACGTCGAACGGCTCCATGCCCAGATCGACGGGCGGGTGGCCGCGCTTTGCGGCAACGGCAGCGACAGAGTGATCGCCAGACAAACATTTCTGGAAAGCGACAACCCTGACCGATGCAAAAAGTGCATCGTCTTAGTAACGGAGGCCGCGTAAGCGGCCCAAGGAGGAATCATGCTTGTACCTGATAGACCAATCGAAGCTGACCCAGAGTTCCAAAGACTTTGGGGCGATGAAATAGATCAAACCACCTGCCCAACCTGCAAGTCAGACATGGTGGACTTCCGAGACTCTGGCAGAGGCTTCATCCTTTGCCCTCACTGCGATCTTGGCAAACCTAAAAACAACCACGTCAACTTTAACCTGCACTGGTACGGCATGGACGAATACCAGACCTTTGAGAACGGGTTGGTTAGTGAAAGCCGAGCAGACATGGCAGACCTTCAAAAGTGGTGGGCTGAAAACTTCCACTGGGAGATCCGCGAATATCAGAACGGTGTTTATGTCCCTGCCGAAATCTGGGACTGCAACGAATCGGGCCAGTGGTTCATCTACCACCGTGGCTATCAGATCGGTTGCTTGACGGAGGTTTCCAATGGGTCGCGTTAAGTCTGAACTAATGACCGATGGGCCAGACGATGAACTGGTACCCACCCCCATTTCTCAGGTTGTGGACAACATCCGCAACTGTGATTTACCAAGAAACTCGGTAGAGCGTCACCTTTACCTCAAAACCCAACTAAAGGAGTTGATGGATGGAATCAAAACAAACCTTGATTAGCGCACTTGTGAAGGCGCAGTCACAAATGACCCATGCGGCATTTGACCAAACTAACCCACACTTCAAGAGCAAGTTCGCCTCGCTCAAGAGTGTGATCGACGCGGTTAAACCCGCGCTGAACGAGAACGGAATAGCGTACATCCAAAAGTCAGTTCCAATGGATCATGGTATCGCTGTAGAAACCGTCTTTTACGGTCACGGTGAGGAGTTATCCACTGGGCCAGTTCCCGTCCCTATAGATCGTGAGAACGCCCAAGGCTTTGGCTCAGCCCTAACCTATGCCAAGCGCTACTCTCTGGCGATGGCTTGCGGTGTGGCAGCAGATGAGGACGATGATGGCAACGCGGCGGCAAAGAACACTACAGGCCGAAAGCCTCAGTCAGTCACCAAGACCGTTATTCAAGAGGAGGGCATCAAGGTCGATGAGGGAAAACGAACTAGTTACATTTCCCTTCTCACGGAAGCCACTACCGCCGAAGATCACGCAGGCATGAAAGAACTGCTCGACGAACTGCGCCAAGACAGTGACATGAAACTAGCGGTGTGGGCAGAGCTTCCTAGCAACATCCGTTCAGCAATCAGAAAAGTGGAGAATCCCAAATGAGAAAACCAAGACTCGGCTTTAGTAGAGACATCTACGAAATCCTTGAAGAGCATGGCCCAATGGCCTACCACGGCATCAGGCAGCAGCTGATCGCCAGAGGTTCAGAAATGAAGCCAAAGCAAACACGCTACGCCATCAGCAACCTTTGCCAAAGAGGTTACGTTGAACGCAGCAGGAAGGATCACCGCAGGTTCGAGATAATTAAAACCCGCAACATTGGCTTAGAGATGGCTGACCCTATACAAACACCCTCCCCCGTAGATAAAACGCCGGAGAGCGTCGAAATAACGCCCACAGAGGGCTTATTTGGCATGAACCTGAAAGACTCTGCCATCGTCATTGTCATTGCTGTCATCACGTCAGCGCTAACCACCACCATTCTGGAGATCCTATGAGCTACGAGAAAGAATTTGCAAAAGGACTGTACGTTAAGCCACCAAAAGAAGGTGCGCCAGACTGGGTAAAGTTCAAAATGAGCATTAAACGTGAAGAAGTGATCCACTGGCTGCAAGGCCAGACAGATGAATGGATAAACACGGAAGTCAAAGAGGGTAAGTCGGGTAAATGGTATGCCGAAGTCTGGAAGCCAGACCCAAGCAAGGCTCGAGTAGCAAGTCCTCAGCAAAACTACGCTTCGCCCTCTGCTCCACCACAGGACGATTTCGCAGACGATATTCCGTTTTGAT